TACGAAGCCTGGAGTGAAACGTATCGCTGGCAGATCCACTCGTACATGGGTGCCTTGGGCCTGACCAAGTGCATGGTCGTTGTGATGAATAAAAACAACAGCGAAATCTACTCAGAGGTGATTGAATACAACGCCGCTATCTGGGAGCGCGCACAAGAAAAAGCAGAGCGCATTATCTGCAGTGACGTACCACTCAAAGATACACAGCGTTCAGAAAAAGATTGGCGCATGAAGAGTGAGTCTGACCTGTACAAAGACATCTACTACGGACGGCGTTTGCCTGAGTCGGTGAACTGCAGGAACTGCGTACACTCAAAACCGCTGACCGAATCAAATGGTGCAGTGTGGTTGTGCAAGAAGAGAAACCATGCTCTCTCGCTTGATGAGCAGCGTGCTGGGTG